ATGCTTTATTTTGCGTGTCAGTATCCAAAAACTACATATTTGATTTTGGCACATAACAACGAATCAACACAGAATATTTTTGGGCGAATGAAAGATATGTATGCCAGTATTCCTGACCAGTATAGAGTAGGAGAAAAACGTAATAATAGAATGGAGTTACAACTTGAAAATGGAAGCCGCATTATCGTAAAAGTTGCTTCAGGTGATGGAAAGGGCCTGGGCAGGGGTATGACGCTGAAAATGTGTCTATGTTCAGAATTTGCTTTTTGGACAGATGATCAACAGAAAAATGGCCTGCTGGCACTTGAAAATGCAATGCTTAAATCAGATAGTTATTTAGTTATTGAATCAACATCAAATGGCTATAATTATTTTCAAAAACTAGCAACTGACGCTGCTAAGGGGCGTAGCAGGTACAGATTATTTTTCTTTAATTGGTATGAAAATAAAAAAATGTTTAAAGCAGAATATGAATTAGCAGAAGATTGGTTTTATAGTCAGAATGGAGATAGGTTACGTGAAAGGGATTTAGAGAAAGACGAACTTGAATTGTATAAAAAAGGTTGCTTATTAAAACAACTAATGTGGAGACGTTGGAAACTATCTGGTGGCATGGAATTAGAACAATTCTGGCAAGAATATCCGTCAACGCTTGAAGAATCATTTATCTCAACACATAAGGGGGTGTTCGATATAGCGAAAATAACAGATAGATTCAAAAATATTTTTCCTGCCTTGAAAAGAGGACAACTTTACAAGGACTTACCTAAAGAATTAGATATTTATTTAAGTAAGTCCTTATTTTTATACAAATTGCCTGTCACTGGTAAACGTTATTATGCGGGTGTGGACGTTGCTTCTGGTGTTGGTGCTGATTGTTCGAGTATTAGTATATTGGATTCAGATGGGGAACAAGTTGCAGTATTCAACGATAACAAAATTCCAATTTATAGATTTGCTGAAGTGGTTAATATTTTAGGCAGGTATTACAATTATGCCTTCACAGTAATTGAGCGTAATAATGTTGGCATTTCATTAATTGAACGTGTTCGTAGGGACTTTGGCTATTTAAACCTGTATAAACAT